CATTTACAGTTTTATTGTAAATGACCACCCAAAATTTACATGGAATTAGGCTGTGTCCAACCTTAGAGATTTATATAAAATCGTTCATTCTTGAAATGTCCCATTTTAAATCTTCAAGGGTGTAAAAAACAATATACTATAAATATTATTTTAGAAATTATATTTTTCTAGCATAATATTGTTATATTAAATTTTTATTTATTTAAAAACAAATAATTGGGCGATGAATAGCAAAAAAGATGAAAATTTATTATATAAGCATTAACTGCTTAAAAATTTATTAATATACATATATATATTAAACCATGTCTGATACAACGCATAAATTTGATCCTAGGATTAAGGCTATTGATGCTATTGATTTTGAAATTTGGAGTAATAATGACATTTTAAGAGGATCTACATTTGGAAAAGATTCTATTGGTATTGATACTAATGATCTTTATGACAAAAACAATCCTCGAATTGGTGGTTTACTTGATACACGTTTAGGCACAACTGATAATAATAATACATGTGAAAGATGCGGTCTGAATGCAAATGATTGTCCAGGACATTTTGGACATATTACTTTTGCTGCAATGGTATTTAACATGAACTACACTGACGTTCTTAAAAAAATATTAGGATGTACATGCATTGAATGTTCAAAATTACTTATTTATAAAAATGAAAAAGAAATTGAAGAAATGAAAAAAACTCGTTCTGGAAAAAGAAGACTTGATGAAATTAAACAGCTTGTTAAAGGAGTTCATTACTGTCAAAAAAAGAATCATGGATGTGGTGCACCAGTTTGGAATATTAAACGAGAAATTAATAAACAAAGTGGAAAGATTCAAATGAAAGCAGAAATTGATATTAAAAAATTAATGAAAGAAGGTTCATTAAAAGAATCTGGAAATATGCAAATTAAAGAAGCATTAGCTGAAGGAAAATCTAAACTTGCAATTGTACTCTCACCTGAAAAGTGTTTTCGTATCTTAAGCAGTATTAGTGATAGAGATTTAGAAATTATGGGTATTAATCCAAAAAAAACACGACCTGAAGATATGATTCATAAATATTTTCCTGTACCACCAGTTCAAGTAAGACCTTCTGTTAAGGCAGATTTCATGTCTGCTAATTCTACAATGGAAGATGATCTAACACATAAACTTGCTGATATTATTAGACATAATATGGCAGTCCGTGATGAAATTGAAGATCCAGAAAAAGATTTCTCATTTAAGACCAGTAATAATTTTATTAATTTACAATATCATGAAGCTACTTATATGAATTCTGAACAATCTAATCTTCCACAAGCAACACAAAAAGGAAAAGTTATTAAATCTCTAGCTTCAAGACTTAAATCTAAAGAAGGTCGTATTAGAGGTAACTTAATGGGTAAACGTGTAAACTTTTCTGCTCGTACAGTTATTACACCAGATCCAACTATTGATATTAATCAGTTAGGAGTACCAAGAAAGATTGCAATGAAAGTAACTTTCCCAGAAATTGTAACACCTCATAACAGAGAATGGTTACAAAAATTGGTAAGAAATGGACCAACTGTTTATCCTGGTGCAAACACTGTAATCCCACTTGGTCATTTTCAATCAAGAGATGTACTCAAACCGTGGGATCTCAGATTTAGAAAAGATCAAGTGGATCTAAAATTAGGTGATATTGTTGAAAGACATTTAATTGATGACGATTATGTACTCCTTAATCGTCAGCCAACTTTACATAAATTGTCTATGATGGGACACAGAGCTAAAATTATTGATAACGATGATTACCAAACTTTTAGACTTAATGTTGCTATTACAACACCTTATAATGCAGATTTCGATGGTGATGAAATGAACATTTTCGTTCCACAATCAGATCAAGCTGCAATTGAACTTGAAGAAATTGCAGATGCAAAGAGACAAATTATCTCTCCAAGAACATCTCTGCCAATTATTGGACCTGTGCAAGATGGTTTGCTTGGTTCTTACAATCTTACAGATCCCTCATTGGAAATTGATTGGAGAGTTGCAATGAATATTATTTCATATACATCAGTTGACTCATTTAAATCATTGAAAAAAAATACTATGTATAAAGGAAAAGACATATTTTCACTAATTATTCCAAATAAAATTAATAGTGAACATAATGGATTAAAAATAAAGAAAGGAAAAATTATTGAAGGACGTGTCAGAAAAGCACATATTGGTGCAGAAAAAGAACATACTTTAGTACATCTTATATGGGAAGTGTATGGTATTAATCAAACACAAAAATTTTTAGATGATATTCAAAGAATTGTAAACAACTTTAATCTTTGGAGAGGATTTTCTGTTGGATACAGAGATATTCAAGTATCAGATGAAATCAAGAAGTCCATTGAAGTATTATATGAAACTAAAAAACTAGATGTATTTCATTATATTACTGAGATGGAAAACAATCCAGAATTACTTGACCCAAATATTTTTGAAGGTCAGGTCTATGGTTCTCTTGATACCATTCGTGATACAGCATCTAAAATGATTATGGAAAATCTTAGTAAAGATAATAATTTTAATATTATGATCACATCAGGTTCTAAAGGTGGACCAATAAATATGGGTCAAATGGGTGGATGCATCGGACAACAAGGTGTTGAAGGTGTTAGAGTAAAGAAAAAAGTTAATGGAAGAACTTTACCATATTTCCATCAAAATGATGACGGTCCCATTGCACGCGGTTTCGTTTTAGATCCATTTGTAACGGGCATTGAACCAGAATCATTTATATTCCATAATATGTCAGCCAGAGAAGGACTAATTGATACTGCAATTAAATCTGTAACTGGTGATACTCCAGTTATAATTAATGAAAACGGTATAATTAAATATGTAAAAATAGGAGATTGGATTGATGAACATTTGGATTCAAATAAAGAAAAAGTTAAGCATTATCCAGAAAGAGAACTAGAATTATTAGATGTTATGCATCAACTTCATATTCCAACTACTGATTCTAAGGGAAATGTTTCATGGGGACAAGTAACTGCATTAACGAGACATGATCCTGGAAAGGAATTATATGAAATTAAAACACATGGAGGCAGAAAAGTAATTGTTACAGAATCTAAATCATTGCTAATTTGGAAAGAATCATCTAAAAGTTTTGAACATACATCAACACCATCAGTAAAAATAGGAGATTTTGTACCAGTAACAATAGATCTGCCAGTAATGAATATAATTAATGAAATTGATACATCCAAGTATTTCTCTAAAGACCAATACCTCCATGGAACTGATTTTAATAAGGCATTGTCTGAACTAGATAAAGAAATGGACAAAGTTGAATTTCCAGATAGATTTAAATTAGACTATGATAATGGTATAATGTTTGGTCTTTATCTAGCAGAAGGTAATGTTTGCAATGGATATATAAACATAACAAACAATAATATTGGTATACAATCATTTGTGAAAAATTGGTTTGCAAAGTATTCAATCACATCACATGAAAATGAAAAAATAAATGCAATAGGAGGAACATCACATAGCATTAGAGGATTTTCAACATTAATGGCAACATTCTTTAAGAAAACAATGGGACATGGAGCAAGAGAAAAATACATTCCAGATTTTTCAATTAATGCAAATGAAGACTTTGTAAAAGGGCTTTTAAATGGATATTTTAGTGGTGATGGAACTGTCACGACGAATTCTATCCAAGTTGGATCAGCTTCATCTAGGTTAGTTGAAGGAATTACTATGCTATTAAATAGATTAGGAATTTTTGGAAAATTAACAATAACAAGAATGAAACATAATAATATTGGAACAAAAAACATGGCAGATATCAATCTATTATCAATTAGAGCACAATGGGCACAGATTTTTGCAGATAAGATTGAACTTATAGATAACAAAAAGCAAAATAAATTAAACACTATAAAGCCATCACTCGAACATAGAAATTTTAGAGTATCAAATAACGTTACATTAGATCCAATTGTGGAGATCAATAAAATTGATGTAAAAAAATATCCAAAGGTATATGATTTAACTGTGCCAAGTACTATCAATTTTGGATTAGCAAATGGTCTACATGTAGTAGATACAGCCCAGTCAGGATACGTTCAACGTAAGCTCATTAAACTTATGGAAGATGGTATGATTAAATATGATAATACTGTAAGAGGATCAAATAATGGTATCCTGCAATTCATATATGGTGATTCTGGAATAAATGCAATAAAAATGTCAGAACATAAATCAAGTTTATATAAAATGACAAATAAAGAAGTGGAAGATAAATTTATGTTTAGTAAGTCAGACATCTCTAAATTTAAAAAATATACAGAAAAAGATAATATAGCACTTTATAGAAAACTTATTAATATGAGAAATAAATATTGTAAAAGTATGACTGCTGTAACTCAAGATTATGGTATGATTATGTCACAATATATGCTTCCTATAAATCTAAATCGTATTATTGAATCATATAAAGATTCTGATACAATAAAAAATGACAAACTTGAACCAGACTATGTAATAACTCACTTAGAAAAATTATTAGAATATGAAAGCACCCAAGTAAATACAATGTCTAAAAAAGAAGCTGAGTCTAAGAAAAATGTCTCTAATAAGATGGATGATGAAAGAATATGTAAATCACTATTTGAATATGCAATTCATGAATTCCTAGCACCAAAAAGATGTATTCTTGAATATAAATTTAATAAAGAACAATTTGATAATGTATTTAATACTATTGTATATTATTTTAATAAAGCCATTGTGGAGCCTGGTGAAATGGTGGGTATTATTGGTGCACAAAGTATTGGTGAGCCAGTCACACAGCTGACATTGAATAGTGTGGATTATAGCACAAAAATAATTCTTGACAATAATGGATCAATTGAAATTGTTAAAATTGGAGAGTTTATTGAAAAAATGATGAACTCAAATAAAAATGTTAAACATATGGGAGATAATCATGATAAAGAAATGGAGGATACATATTATCTTGATACAAACAATGATAATTATAAGGCATTAACAACTAATCCAGATGGTACATTAGTATGGAATAGTATTGAGGCTTTAACAAAACATTTACCAATTAATAAAGATGGATCTAGAACAATTTTAAAAGTAATAACAAGAGGAAAATTGGAAGTTAGAGCAACCAAAGCAAAATCATTCCTTACCAGAAAAAATAATGAGATAGTGCCAATTAGGGGTGATGAGCTTAAAATAGGAACAAGAATACCCGTAATCACAAAGTTTATCCCAGAAAATATTAATAAATATATTGAACTAAGTGAATATTTATCTAAAAAGGAATATACGTATAGATCGGAAATTCCTGAAAAGATTGAGCTTACTGAACAATTTGGATTCTTTATTGGTGCTTACTTAGCAGAAGGATTAACAACAGATATATATATTTCAATCGCGAATTATGATAAAAAAGTCATAAAAATGATAACTAATCTATGTGACAATATGTTAATTGATTATAATGTGACTGAGGAAGAAGATAAACATGAAAAAGGATGGACATATAATAATGTTGTAATACATAGTCATATATTATCTAAATTAATTAAACAAACATGTGATACTAAATCAGCAAATAAAAAGGTTCCAGATTTTGCATTTAATGCTCCAGACAATTTTGTTAAAGGTGTTATTAATGGTTATTTAAGTAGCAATGGAATAGTTAATAAACAATTAGATACTATTATATTCTCATCTATATCAAAAGAACTAATTGATGGTATACAAATGTTACTACGAAGATTTAATATTATTTCAAGAGTTGGTCTTATGTACATTGAATCTAATAATGGAAAATCAACAAATGTTAAACCATCAAATACTTTAACTGTATCATCTGGATCATTAAAAGTATTTTGTAATACTTTCTCAAGTGTAATTGAATTAAAACAAAATAGAATGGATGATATTAAAGAAAAACAATCTAATTATAAATACAAGAGAGATGATATAATTCCAGGAATATATGGTTCTGAATTAAATGGTTCATACTCAAGAGATAAATTAATAGATATGATAAAAGAATTTCCAGATCATAAAGATAAAGACATAATTATAAAAGCAATCAATTCGGAAATGATATTTGATGAAATTATAGAAATTGTTGAATTAGAACCTGAAACTAAATATGTATATGACTTAACAGTTAAAAATAATAGAAACTTTACACTAGCAAATGGAATTATTGCTGAAGATACTTTTCATCACACTGGAATTGCTTCCATGGGTACATCTAACTTAGGTGTATCACGTATAAATGAATTGATGTCATTTAGTGAAAATATTAAAGAACCAATTATGAAAATTTATCTTGATAAACAAAGTAGAGGTAATAAGATTTTAGCAAATAAAATTGCATCATATATTGAATACACAACCATTGGCAATTTAATGAATAAAGTTGATATACATTATGATCCAGATCCATATACAAAGGGATCATTTATGGATAAAGATCAAGTTAAACCATTCTACTCAATAAGTGCAGGTAAAAATAGTTGCCAAGCAGATGTACAAACATTACCGTGGTTAATTAGAGTAGAAATTGATAGAGAGAAACTCTTAACTAAAGAGATAACTCTATTAGAAATTAAATCTAAATTCTGTGATTTCTGGTCACGAAGATTTACAGATTCAAAGAGTCTTAAGAAAGAAGAAAAGGCTATTTTAGACAAAGTGAGTCAGATGGCAATTTTATCAAATAAAGATAATTCTAAACAACCAGTAATTCACTTTAGAATGGATATACATAAATACAGCTATGACACATTTATTACATTATTTGAAACAGTAATTCAAAAATTTAAACTCAAAGGAATTGATGGTATTAATGCTGTAAGAGGTGTAGCAGATGAAAATATTGTTGTTTTTGATGAAGATGGTACAATGAGAACAGAAAAAGAATATATAATTTATACAGATGGAATAAATATAAATGATCTTCATTATTTGAATCACATTGATATGAATAGAACATATACAAACAATGTTGTCATTAATTCTAAATATTATGGTATTGAGACAGCAAGAGCATCATTGCTAAAAGAATTATCTATGATTGTTAAAGGAACAAACTATCAACATATTTCAGTTCTTATGGATATTATGACAAGCCGTGGTGCATTAATTACGGTAGATCGTAATGGTATTACAAAAGTCGATGCTGATCCCCTTTCAAGAGCATCATTTGAAAAGACAGTTGATCAACTTATAACAGCCTCAGTATTTAGTGAAAGAGATCATATGAATTCTGTATCATCAAGAATTATGGCAGGACAAGTAATTAAAGGAGGGACAGGATTAGTCGATATTGTTGTTGATCTTGAAAAGATTAGAAATTCTGAACATTTAGATGCCACAGATAAAGATGAATCAACATTCAAGAAAGTTAGAACAGATGCTATTATGGATGAAATAATTGAAGAAGATAATGAAGATAGTGATACTGACAATGAAGAGGAAGACTTTATTTTTGAAGGCTAATATGTAATTCTTTTATTATAATATTTTTTACTATTTAATTATTTAAATACTAAAAAATTGATTTAATATTTATTAGGACCTTATTATTTTTTTTTCTGATTAAATAAATTAGTATATGACAGCACAAAAAAAAAAATTAAAAAAATATTCATTATCAATATATAAAATTAATCAATTAATAAATCAAGTGGGACAATATATCCGACCACAATCACATAGAAAAATATCTCACAAAAAATATATATATCACGGGTTTTATAAATCAGATAATTCATTTTTAATTAATAATACAATGTTGCGAGCATTTTCTATGCAACGTGATGGTCGTTTTATTATTGGGTTTTATGCTGAACATCAATTAAAGGAACTTATAAAAACTCGCCATAAAAAACTTATTCGTGCAATACAAATGATGTCTGGACTTGCATTTACTAGTTCATTTGTCTATTCTCCATCTCCATATATAATTATAGCATCTAATAAAGACACTAAAATTGATATGATAATGCACTCATATGTTCAACGCACATTAAATATAATACCTATTAATATTCAGGTTAAATCAGCACAGGCACTTATTTGCAAAAATAAAAAGTATTTAAGAATACATACGACCACTCTATCTACAATTATGCATATATGTGGAAAAATCACAAATTATAATTTAAAAATAATGCAAAACTTTCTTTACACTGGATGTGTTGATACACAAGATTATGATAGTGTATTAAAAGGATGTTCTACTATAAAAAAATCATTTGATACAATTGTTTATCATATGTTAATGGGTAATAAACATGCAATACCGCATGTTCATGTAATTATGACATATTTTAATATGCAAAAGGTAGATACTTTATGTGGGAAAGACCCTCTACATAGATATCCTCGTCTTGATCAAGCTATAATTATAAATTCTAATGCATTACTTGATCATTTAAAAGGAGATCGTATGGTACAAATTGATGGTTCAAGAATACGCATTGGTAATATTTATATTGAGAGTGCTAAAGATCATTATAAACCATATTCAGTATGTGCATACTTTAATATTCATAATGTTCCAAATGAACTTATTTGTCGTGTTAATGGATTCTTTCCGTCAAGAGATTAATTATTTACAACTGTAACTATTTATATAGTCATAATTGTAAATAATAATTAATATTATATTTATTTTTATTCATTGTATACACCTATCATTTCCTTTAAAACTTCAACTGCGTCAATATTAGATCTACTAAATAATTCTTTTGTTAGATCTTCTGCCATTTTATGACTGTCTGGCATGCCACGAGGATTTACTTCATATAAAATATCATTATCAAATAATTTAATCATTTCATCATTATCAAGTATCTTATCACGATGTGTCATAACATAATCATAATATTTTTTATATTCATTATATTTATTATGTTCTTCAGTAATCATTTTAAGATTAATATATTCATCGATATACCTCTTAAGGCAAAATTTAGGATATTTAGCAATTGCTAAATGATAAAATTTCCATATCTTCAGTAGATCTGGACATGGATATTGTGCAATTGACACAAATTCTTCTTTACATTTGAGAGCTTTTTTATATATATCAACTATGTCACTATATATAAATTTTGGCGTTACAACATGTACTTGATAATTATATTTTTCTGGTAAATATAAATCTTCAAATGGATATCTAAAAACATAACACTCTGGTCGCTTATGTCCACGAATAGTAAACTCATCATCTCCTGCTCCAAGACAATCACCATGATGTCCTTCAATATAATCTCCTCCTACCCCTTCATCATGAGATGGAGTCCATAGATCTTTTAATAGTCTGCTAAGCAAAATTTTAACAATACATGCAGGATGCATATATATTGCGCCAAATGGATCTTTTTTAAGAATTTTGCCATTATTATATGGATCCCACATCATATCAACTTTAACAGCAATTTCCTCATCAACATTAATATATAATATTGGATCAATTTTAGCTTTTCTAATACCAACATATTTTTTTAAGGTTGCTGGATTAAATTTTATTGGATAACCAAATTCATCTCTATATAAATTTTTAGGATCAATTTGTGATGGATCAACTTTTATCATTTTAACTGTACCGTCTTCAGTAATTTTATCTTGGCGGAGATAAAGAGTGTAAGCTTTATTTAGTGCTTTAAATGATTTTTTTTTAGAATCAATAATCTTTTGAGTGCGTGGATTAATTAATTTATCTGAATTGAGCCATATAGATACCTCATCTAATGAGGGTGGATTCTCTTTAGTATACGCTTTTTTGGACATTATTAATATATTTAAAGATTATAATATCAAGTAAGAGTCATAATTTCAATTTTATTGGTACAAAAAATTGATATCAAAAAAATTGATTCAAAAACTATCTAAACACAAAATATTATAGAATAAACAGATTACTTATGTCTTATAATAACTCACTTAACAAACCCAAAAAACAAGCACCTCTCGCTATCCTTGATCATTCATTTGATCTAAGCAAACTACAAATCTCAGATGTAGAAAAAAATTTCTCTAATGGAAATCAATTTATGATGTTCACCCGGTATAATTATGGAAAAGGAAAAAGACAAGGAAGTCTTGCATTCAAGACTGGCGATATTTTCTTTAGTCAATATGGTCTAAATACTCTTGATGGAAATTTTTACAAAACTGATAAAGATCGTATGTATCTTCGTATTCCACTTGATCCTTCTCAAGAATCATGTATGACACTTAGAAAGAAACTTCTAGAACCACTTGATAAATATCTTGCTTCTCATAAGAAAGAACTTCTAATGAAAGCCATGCCTGATCTTAAAGATATGTCTGACGAAGAAGTAGATGAGATGATGAATAGTTACAAATATAAACCACTTATTACTGTACCTAAAAAAGCTACTGGTGCTAAAGCCCTTCAACTTAAAAAATCTGGCAAAGAAAATGAACGTTTTGATTATGTCAAAGTAAGGTTTGAGTGTAAATATGTTGATGCAGAAGAAAAAGATGAAAAAACTGGAAAAACTAGAACTATTAAAGTACCAAGTGATATCACAACTGTATTTAAGAACACTAAAGCTCTTTCTGATTCAGGTAAACCCACTCGTGTTGATATTAAAACACCAACTGATCTTGAAGCTCATATTGGTTCTGGATATAGACGCACCACTGCAGGTTTTGTCATTATAGTAAATAAAGTTGCTGTTGATAAAGAGGCGCGCAGTAATGATACATCTGCTGAATATGGTGCATCTCTAAAACTCAAATTCATTCAATTTTCAGATGAAGGCACAATGGGTGGAGATGGTCTTAATGATGAAGATGCATTTGATAGAATTGGTGAAGATATTGATAATGAAGAAGAGGAAGTAGAAAATGATGATGATGAAGCTAAAAAAGAATCAAAGAATTCTAATGATGAAAATTCTGAAGAAGAAGAATCTGATGAAGATGAGGAAGAATCTGATGAAGATGAGGATGAATCTGAAGAAGAGGTTGAAGAAGTAAAACCTGTCAAAAGCAAACAAAAAAGCAAACAAAAAAGCAAACAAAAATAAAACTTCAAAAAAATAAATAATTTTTAATATGTATTACATATTCATTTTTATTGCGTTCTTAATTTATTTATCATTTAAACTTTAATTATATAATATTATGAATATAATTGAAGATGTATTATACAATTATGATCAAATTAATCTAAATAATTTGGTATATAATAAGATTGATAAAAATAAGGATACACATCATGTGTATGTTCAATATATGAACAATAAAAATTTAACACCATTACTAATAGTATTTCCATCTTTATATTGTTTTGATGATGCTCAGATAAAGGGGAAAAATATTAAAATTATTGAATTATTATTAACCTTATCTACAAAAAAAAAGAAAGATCAAATAAAATTTCTTGAATTTATTCATAATTTACAACAAACTATTTGTAATGATGTAAAAAACCATGAGGATGAACAATTAAATTGGTTCAAAAATAAAACTCCAAAATTTAAAAAAATAGTTAAAAAAACTTTAAATGATGATTATGTATATAAATATGGTTTATTTAAATTAAAATGTGTTGATTCACCATCATTTTCTACACAGTTTCATTATAATAATAAAAAAATATCATTAGATAATGCAATTGAATTAATTAGCCAACCATGTTATGTAAGATGTGTTGTTGAACTTGTTTCTGTATGGATTAAAGATGATATATTTTCGATTTATTTAAGACCACATATTATTCAAATAACACATAGTTCTCCACCAATACCAAATATAACATTAAAAAGTCTTGAACCAGAATCCGAATCAGACTTTATACACGATGAAAAAACATTCTCTGATGAACTTGATGAATTAAGTGAAAAGTTAGAAAGTGATACACTAGATTAAATTAATATAATATGATTAAATTAATATTTTATTAATTATTATTTTATGTGAATCCTTTTAATTTTAATCCCATGATATTTCAAGTGACTCCTTTTCTGCTTTAAATTTTCGGGTAAATGAAAGATTAATATCTTTACCATTTTTAATCATTAATTTTTTATTTTCTCTTTCTTTCTTTTTTGATTCTCTGTTTTTTCTACTTTCTTTATTATATGCATTCATTGCTTTTGTTAATTCAACCAAATGATCTTCAACATATTCAATAATTTTATATTTAAATGCCCATACTAAAAAATTAAGCTGTTTAATATTTGTTACTATTTTTTTATTTGATTTAGGAAATTTAAAAATAAAAAAACTATCTCTATTGCTTATTCTACGTGCAAATGGATCAAATCTTTCTTTTTTGTAGGTGCTTAATTGTGATTCATAACTTAAATGCACATCAAAATTCTGTTTAATATTATCAAGAGTTATTTCATATAATATATTATTTTTTTTGGTATATGTGATTGCAAACCAATCTAATATTCTTAAGGATACTTTATGTTTTTGATTTTTAATATCTACAATTGTATCTGCATATTCTTTATGTTTTTTAAAAAAAGCTTTTGCAATATTATAATCATATATTTCTTTTATTTGTAATATTTTTTTAATTTCATTGGATGATTCAGGTATACTTTCTTGACTCATATTTTGTTCATCTTCTTTGTTTGATGCAGTATTCAATGAATTATCATCATTAAATTTTGTGCGTTGTTTTTTACTTTTTATAGATGATCTTGATTCAGATTTGGATTCTATTAAATTATTGTTTATCATACTTTTACTATTAGATTTACCGCGTTTTTTTGCTTGCATTCTCTATATATTTACATAGAAAAAAACGTTTAAGTATTTTGACGCGTTTGATTTATGAGAAATAATCAAAAAAATTGATTTATGAACTTAAAATAAGAATCAAGTTAAATTATATGTATAATCATGGCTCTGACATTCAAACAAGGTGAAGAATTAGAAGGAAAAAACTGGGTAAGTCTTATTTACGATAAAGCAAGTAATGAATTCCATTCATTTCAGAATCCACAAACTAAGGATATTTCAATTGATGATCTTGAACTGGATCATACATATAAAGTAGTAACTGGAAATGATGCAATCAAAAAGTTTAATTCAATGTATGATGAAAACTACGAGCTGCCAAAAGATCTTGATGAATCTATGTTTCGTGTTTCTTTATATGCACTACCAAAAAATGTTTATGCAACAATTTGTGCAATCAATATCAAAAAGATTACAAAACTTATTAAATCAAATTCACATATTCCATTTATGGAATTCCTTTCTGATCTATTTCGTTTCCATCATAATTATGAAAAAATCAGAGTTGGTGAAAAATTTTATACTGAACTAAAATCTACTGAAGAAAGAAACGAAGAACAACGAAAAAAGATTATTAGTACGGCATCTTTGGCAGTGGATTACTATCATGATCCTATTATTGATCAACCCGAAGAATGTCTATTGTCTCTCACGCGCCATCAAAAAGCAAATATTCATTGGATGGTAGAGCTTGAACGCAATCCAAAATTTATTCAATATAATATTAATGACGAACTCTTTCTTGGTGATATTGTGTGGGATTTTAGTGATAAGAAATTTAGTCTAATTACACAACGTAATTCACTTGTTCCTCTTGGTGGCGCACTTATTGATGAAGTAGGAATTGGTAAAACAATTCAAGCAATTATGCTCACCCGTTTGAATCCACCAAAGATCCGAAAACTTAAAGATGATGAACCATCATATCTTAAGTATATTCGTCCTACAAATGAATGGCAGTTCTACAGCAAAGCAACTCTCATTCTTTGTACACCTGATATTATGGGTCAATGGGCACGCGAAATTCAAAGCAAGCTCAAAAATGGCAAGGATCTTAAAATTATCACTGTCAGTCAAAAATCTGTTCTTAAAAAGTCAACATATAAAGATTTTCTGGATGCAGACTATGTAATTGTGCCATATACCATGTTTGGAAATCCAATCTTCTATGAAAAATGGCAACTTATTGATAACTATTATAAATGTAATGTCTTTAATCATCCAGTAATTGAAACTCGTTTTCAAGATCTTGGTAAGGAACTAATGAAAGATATTGGAGCTACTTTAGTGAAAACAGAACCACTTTTTACATTGATTAACTGGAATCGATTGATGGTTGACGAATTTCATGAATCTGTAACTGTGAGTAAATATATTTATGTCAAAAATATGCTTCCACATCTTAAAGCTGATAATCGATGGATTATTACTGGTACACCATTTATTAAAACTTCAATGGTTGATGAATCAGCAAGTTTTTTGTTTAATTATCCAGAGAATGATGATACTACAATCGAAGAATATATTACTAATAAAGAAGTCGCAACATTTATGATTGATTACTTGTTCCGCCGTAATACTAAAGATAGTACAAAAGCAGAATATAAGATTCCTGATCCTATTGAAACTGTAATGTGGCTTAAATTCTCTCCTACTGAACGCATGATGTATAATGCTTTCTTGGCAAATCCCAATAACAATAAGAACTCAGTTTATCTGCGTCAATTGTGTTGTCATCCTAAACTGTCTGAAGATACTAAATATATTCTTTCTGCATGTCATACGCTTGATGATATTGAACGAGTTATGGTCCAGCATTATAAGAATGAACTTATCAACGCTTACAATCGTATGATGGTTGTTCGTAATAACACCGTTAAACATAAAAAAAAAATGCTTAAGATTAAAAAGAATCTCCATACTTTTCTTGAAAGTATTCATGATAAACCGCGTGTTACCAAAAAAGATTTTACTGCTTGGCTTAAAGAATATAATTCATCTAAAGAAAAAGATTTTCAATTCGACAGTACCTTTAATATGATGAGCTCTGACGGCACTAAAGAAGATGAAACTAAGGATCAATATCATGCACTTGAATTTGAGCTAATGGGAAATCTTGCAGAAGGTGTTGATATTGACACTGATAGTGATGATGAAGATGAAGATAAAGATGATAAATCTGATGATAAGAAAAAGAAACTGTTTAAACTTACTTCAGATGGAAAAATTTCTGGATGGGCTAATTTTCGTAAAGCATGTGACATATTTAATCAATATATGAAGCGATTTAATGAAATGATGGGAATTTTTAATGGTAAACTAACAACCTATCGCTTTTACCAAAATGTTGTTGGTCAGATTAGACATATTATGGGTACTACTGAAACTGATCCAATCCTATGCATTCTTAATGAAGCTGGAATTATTGATCTTGAAAAAGAAGAAGCAAATAAGAAAAAGGCAAAAGCAGACGATGATGATGATGAAGATGATGAAGAGATTTGTATTGTTTGTTTGTGCCCAATTGAAGAAGGAGAAATTGGTGTTACTAGTTGTGGACACATTGGATGTTATGAATGTTTGCAACAAATGGTTGCAAGTAATCACCAGTGTCCTGATTGTACTAAACCTCTTACTGCATCTGAAATTATGATGCTCAATTTTGAAGTAGAAATTGATGAAAATACATTAACTGAAAAACAAAAGGAACATAATGTTCTTATTAACAAAGTTGGTACAAAGCTTGCAACACTTATTAGACTTATTAAAGAATCTGGTAAACATACCATCATTTTCTCTCAATGGAATGATCTTCTTAAACGTATTGGAAAGGTGCTCAGTGAACATGATATCCTAAATGTATTTTGTCAAGGACATGTATACCAACGCGATCATGCAATTCGCACATTTACTGAACGAGACGATATTAAAGTTATTATGTTGTCTTCTGAAAGTTCAGCTGCTGGTACCAATCTTACGAAGGCAAGTCAAATTGTTCTTGTAGATCCAGTATACGGATCGCGCAAATTCCGTAAAGACACTGAAAATCAAGCAATTGGTCGTGCTCATCGCATGGGTCAAACATGCAAAATTAACATTATTCGTTTGGTCATTAGCGATTCAATTGAAAATGAAATTTATACTGAAAATCAAGAAAAAGATAAAGATTATGATGATGGCATTCTTAAGGAAGAAATTATTGTAACATAATCAACCTAAATTTATTTATTATTTAACAATCTAAAATTATTGTAACCTAATAAATAAATTTATATACAATAAGAATTAATATTTAATATAATTATTAAATATAAATTATGAATTTCTTTAATTCTACATGCAAAGGGGAAACACAAAAAAATATTCCATGTAAATACAAAGCAAATAAAAATACAAAAAATGGTGATTTTTGTCTTAAACATAAAAAAGGTATATATTCAGCGATACATCTTCGTAATATAAAAAAACAAACTATTAAAAAATTAAATTTATCAATTAAAAATATTAATAATATTAAAATAAAATTATTAAATACATGCAATGACAATAATATTACTATTCTAAAAAATACTAATAAAAAAATTATACAAAAACTAGATAATGACCATCTAGAAAATTTAATGGGTATTAATGATAGCTTTAATCAAATTCCACTAAATAAAATAATATTCCTTCATAATAGACAATGGGATATTTGTTTTTTATTAAATCATTTTGTAAGTCAGCTAAATAAATCAGATTTAAATAATCCAAAACCTATGTTTTTTAATAATCCATTTACTCGCGGCAGATTTACAAAAAGTGATATATTAAAAATATATGATATGATAAAGATTAATGAAATTAATATTACATTGCAATTAAAAATATTATTTGATCATATTAAAATACATATGGTTGATGAAGATAATAAAATTATTGATTTTTTACCTGCAAAAATTATTGATTTATATTCTCATGAATTAAGATATATGAGATTTAATTGTAAAGATTCACAAGGAAATTATACTGGTATTTGGGTAATAAAAAATACACCATATTCATATTTTGAAATATTATATAAAAAATGGTCTGAAATGCCATTGCAACGCACATATTTTCTTAATGATGGAAGAACTATTTATGTTGATAATGATAATAGAAACATGGTTAACGCACTAATGGATTCTCTAAATACAGATGAACCAAAAATTTTAATGTACTAATGTATAATGTATAATATATAATGTATAATATAAACTATTATTTATTATATAATAATAAATTATAAGCATGACAAAACTTCAAAGCATAATTGATAGGGTTAATAATGTAAAATCAAACACAAAAAACAAAATTATACTAGAAAAAGAATATATTATGACAAGACTAAATAATACATTAGAACCAAATATTATGAAAGACTATGCTAAATTATTTTATAATGCTAGTAATGATGAATTAAAAATAGTACATCAGTTTAGAAAACATAAACAATATAACAAATTTTTAGAATGGTTTGAAAAAAAACCAATAAATTTTTATAGAAAAGACATTATATTACCACAAGATGAAATGTTTTATGAATTAAAACAAATGTTATATATAAATAGTTTTATTCCAATTGAAATGATATATCATTATGAATGTACTAATTTAATTGGTAAAAAATATATACATGAAGATGACACTGTATATATATATAGCGAATTTGAAGATAGATTTGATAAAATATCAATTGATAAAATTTTTTTAATTATATCAACAATGAGAAATTTATTTTTAAATAATCAACCATTAAAAATTAGAATAATATTATCTGATTATCCAAAAAAACTAAATAAAAATATTATTACACCACAAAATGTTAATTCTGGATCATCACAAATGGGAAGTATTAATATTTGGAGATTAGAAGAATTTTATAAAGTATTAATTCATGAGTTATTACACTGTTACCATGGTGATTTAAGTGATTTAAATATTAATAATAAATATATTAAAAAACGATATCCTGTTTGTGGATTAGTTAGACCAAATGAAGCATACACTGAAGGTATAACGACACTTTTATATCCTATTTTAATGAACTCAATTACTAAAGAAGAAGAAATGGAAAAATATTTACAAATACAAATAAAACATTTTGTAAATCAATGGAATAAAATCTTATGGTATCTAAAAATAAATCCAAATGAATTTAGTAAAAATAATAGATATATTATGTTAAATCAAACCACTGCAGTTTTATCATACTATTATTTAAAAATGAATTTTATATCAAATAAACAAATGTGGTTAAATGATTTTGATATAACTACATTTAAAATGCCCGCAAATAAATCAAATATTATATTAATGTCAATGACAGCTCATGCATCCGAATTCGTATCTAACAAACCAAACTTTGGTAAGCCAGAATCTTTATCTATTAGAATGACTAAAAAAATTTAATTACATAATTTTAATAAAAAATTGATTTATTAGATATTATGAGATACCATAACATATTATAGTATATACAATGGGATTTAAACGATTCCGATCACTACTTAGCTCAAAAGATGCAATTTTGCATTATACCGGATTTTGTCAAATTAGAAATAGTATTGTAAGTGCGAGACATGACAAAGATACAAATATTTCAGTTAGAATTGCAGTTGATATAATGAACTATATTAATGTGTATAGATCAAATGTTCATGCAAAAATTTATCGATTAATGACGAGCATGCTTATTAGTGGCATCATACCTGTTTGTATTTTTGATGGTGTACCAGACAAAGAAAAATATAATACAATCAACAAAAGAACCTCAAAAAGAATTGCAAAAATTGATGAAATTAATAAACTAAAAGATAAAATGAGTGAAAAACAAAAACATGGTGAAGATACAACACTTATTGAACAATGTATTAATGATAAATCAAAAAAAATTTTTAAAATTACAAATGAACTTATCAATAGTGTTAAAGCACTACTAAAAGCAATCCATGTTCCATTTTTTACCGCAGCAGGTGAAGCAGATTATTTATGCGCAAAAATGTATCATGCAAATGTAATTGATGGAGCATTAAGTGATGATATTGATTTTCTTGCATTTGGAATTGGAAGAATATTTTATATTAATCCGTCTGAAAAAAAAGGCATTTTTGAATGGAATCTTAATACAATTCTTTCAAAACTATCTCTTTCATTTGATCAATTTTTGAATCTATGTATGTTATTTGAATCTAGTTATCATCACCCAAAAATAATTATTTCAAAAAGTACAGAAATTTATGATATGTTTGTTAAGCTTGACTACTCAATAACTAAAATGGTAACTAAATATAGCATTTGTTCAAAAAAATATACTGACTCCATCAATGAAATTATGACACATATCAATAATTCACATAATATTTTTTCAACTAGATGGAAAAGTGAAATATTGCCAGATAAAAAAATTCAAATTAGAACACTTTTTGAATTTACTAAATTTATAAAAAATAGACCACTCGAATTTAAGATCTCTGATAAAAATAAACTTATTCATGAATTTAATATTATTAACCACCAAGTTAAAAAAACAATATTTTCATTGTAATATTCATATTCCTACTCTTATTCATTTTCTTCATTTTGTTCGTTTATTTGATCTAACATTCGGTCTTTTAATGTATTCGCTATTTTACCATAATCTTTATTCAAAATATCAATAAACAAGTCTTCACCAGTTGTATAATATGTTTGAATAAATTCTGTTAAAAAATTAGTTTCTATGGGCATTGCTTCATGTAAATCTTTTTTAAGCTGTCTATAAAAAAATCTTCTTTTTTCATCCATTGACATTGAATCAAATTTATTTATATCTTTATTCTTTAAAATTTCATATGATGCATTAATTTCTTTGATTTTTTCATTTGTTTTATCATTGTTATTACTGTTACCGTTACTGTTATTTTTATCTGGATGATATTTTTTTGCTAATTTATAATATGCTTTTTTAATTTCTTCTGCTGTAGCATTTTTATTAATACCTAATATTTCATACGGATCAGATTTCATTTTATTATGATATATATTAATCTAATAAATCATCATTATAAACGTATACATTTAATGTATAGTTTTTAATAAGTAGCGTTAAGAATATTTTATTTTTGACTAAATAACATTATAGAATTAGTCATGAGTCAAGATCCAAGATTTAATAATCACATGATAAAAGGTTTTAATCAAAATCGTAATGTACAAAATAATCTATTTGCTCAAAATCAATTATTATCAACAAATCCTATCTTTAGAACACAGATGACAAATAATAACTCGATGATGATGCATCAAATGCAACAATATCAGCAAAGATTAAATCAAATGAGAAGAATACATAATATGAAACGCTTAGAAAAATTAAATATTCAAGAAATACTAAAAGATAAAGATCGATTGAGAGATGCTATATTAAAACCCATTAAACTAGAAGAAGATACAGAAAAAGTAAAAGAAAACTATTCTGAAAGAGAACGCGAATATGAAGGCAACGCATCAAAAAAATATAAAAAAAATTTATGGAAAGGAAGAACAAATAATCCATATAAAAATATTCTTAAAAATGAAGATTATACCAAAGATTTTAAAGAAATTGAAGATTTAATTATACACAAAGTTACAGATAAAGATAAAGAGGGGGTTGATGATGATTATGAACTCCTAAAAAAAGAACTTAAGAAGCATGATAAAGATCTCAAAATTATTTATTCTGCTGATAAACAATCACAACATAAAAAAGACTTCCAGTATAAACATAATTATAAATTTAGATTGTCGTATAAACCTTCTAAACATAAAAAAATGAAAAAAGAGCACTATAAATTATATGAAAGAGAACAAAAAAAAAGAGAAAAAGGTAGAAAAAAACTTGACAATCTTATTAATGAAACTATTGATAAAGGACTATATAATAAAAGTGATCTAGAAAATATTAAAGATGATCTAAAAGAAGAGAAAAAAATGGAAGAAGAAATGGGAATAAAAAATAATGAATCATCTCACCAAGATGATAATGATTTAGATAGTGATTCAGACAGTGAACAAAATAATGAGTCAGATAAAGAATCCTACTCTAATTCTGATTCTGATTCTGGTTCTGATTCTAACACTGATTCTGATTCTGATTCTGATTCTGATTCTGACACTGATTCTAATAATGATTCTGATTCTGATTCTGATGTTGAAAATAATGATGAAATTTTAAATGAATTAAGTAATTTAGATTTAAGTAAATTAAATGAAACTGAACTACAAACATACATTGAAAAATTAAACAATGATTCGGATAATGAATCTAATAATGAATCTAATAATGAATCTGATAATGAATCTGATAATGAATCTGATAATGAATCTGATAATGAATCTGATAATGAATCTGATAATGAATCTGATAATGAAGCTGATAATGAATCTGATAATGAATCTGATAATGAAGCTGATAATGAATCTGATAATGAAGCTGATAATGAATCTGATAATGAATCTGATAATGAATCTGATAATGAATCTGATAATGAATCTGATAATGAATCTGATAATGAATCGGATAGTGATTCGGATAGTGATTCGGACAGTGAATCTGATAGTGAATCTAATAGTGAATCTAATAGTGACTCTGATAGTGAGTAATTTGCGTTCTATTATTTAAAATAATTTATGTAGATTTTAATATATGAATGATTTAAAAGAAGAAATATCAGAAAATTTTTTTGAGCTTCAAAAAAGTTATATTGATATATCCGATATTATGTATAAATATAATAAATCATATGATAATTTACATTTTAAAAATAAAAAACAAATAATTTATAAAATGGCATATATTAGAGATAAAATTACTGAATTAAAAAATGAATTAAATAATTTTACAGTTCATTTATGTGAGTATGATAAAACACAAAAATTAAATATGGTTAATGGAATTGATAAAAAAATTAAAAAATATAAAAAACAAGATAATCAAATTAAGCAATTAGTTTTATTAAAATTAATGATGGACATGTAATTTTTTTCATGCGGTTAAAAAACTGTTAGAAAAAAATGAATTATTTTATAGATGACAGACAATAACAATAAAAATGAAGATGATATTTCTAAATTATTAGATGAACATTTTGGTGATGATCAAATTAGAAAAGAAGATAAAATTATTAAACTTGAAGAACTTAAGAGAAAAAGAAAAATAAAATTAATAAAACAAAAAGAAGATAATATTGAACCAATTGTTGGAATTGATCTAGGAACAACTCATAGTTGTATTGCGTACTGGAAAGATAAACATTTAATAATTTTCCCAGATGAATATGGTTATAGAACTTTACCAAGTGTTGTTGCATTCTCAGCATTATCACAATTTGTAGGAAAAGAAGCAAAAAAACAACAGGAAATAAATATTGATAATACATATTATGATACAAAAAGATTAATTGGAAGAAAAAAAGGTGATTCTAGTATTGCATCAAATAAACAATTTTTATCTTATAAACTTGGCTATGATGACAATGATAATGTGTGTGTTAACTGTGAACATTCAACAAGAAAAAAACTTTATTTACCTGAAGAAATCGCAGCAATTATATTAAAAAAATTAAAAAAGAGAGCAGATAATTATTTTGGCAAAGATATTACAAAAGTTGTAATTACCGTTCCTGCTTACTTTAATGATGCACAAAGAGAAGCAACTAAGTCCGCTGCACAACTTGCAGGATTAAATGTTGTTAGAATTATTAATGAACCAACTGCAGCTGCATTGGCATATGGAATTGAAAGAATTTCCTTAAAAAGTAAAAAAGAAAGAATTGTACTTGTATATGATTTAGGAGGTGGTACACTTGATGTATCTTTATTAAGGATTAAAAAAGGAACTTTTGAGGTTCTTGCATCTGTTGGGAATACACACTTGGGTGGTGAAGATTTTGATAATTCATTGGTAACATTTTATAAAAATCATTTTAAACGTAAGTATAAAATTAAACAACTAAAAAGATTATCAGTAATATCTGAACAAAAACTAAAAATTGCTTGTGAAAGAGCTAAAAAAGAATTATCAACTGTAAAAAGTACTTATATTGCTGTGCCTAAATTTTATGATGGGAAAGATCTTATTTTTAAAATAACTCGTGAAGATTTTCATACTATTTGTAAAAGTTTATTTTTTGTTTGTATGAAACCTGTTGATGATATTCTTAAAGAAAAGAATTTTGAACCAGATGACGTTGATGATATTATTTTAGTTGGTGGATCGACAAGAGTACCATTAATTAGACAAAATTTAAAAAATTATTTTCGTGGCAAAAAACCAATTGCAAATATAAATCCAGATGAAGTTGTAGCGGCAGGTGCTGCAATTCAAGCATATTTATTATCACATAAAAAATCAGCATTTTCTAAAAAAGTAACATTGCTTGACGTAACGCCATTATCATTAGGTGTTGAAACAATTGGAGGAGAAATGGATGTATTAGTTCCAAGAAATAAAGTTATACCAATAAGTAAATCAAGATTATATACAACAGATAGAGATTTTGTTGATTCAGTAGAAATAAATGTTTATGAGGGTGAAAGAAAGATGACAAAAAATAATTTTAAAGTTGGTCATTTTAAAATGATAGATTTAGATGGTGAGGCACCAAGAGGAGTAAATAAAATTAAAATTACAGTAAAAATGGATTTAAATGGAATTATTTCTGTTATTGCTGAAGATAAAGCAAATGATCAAAATAAAATTAAAATTAATGTAAATTCACAAAAAGGACGACTTACAAATGATCAAATAGAAAAATTAATAAAAGAATCATCAGAACTTGAAAGAAAAGATAAAATGGAAAGACTTAAAAAACGTTCACATTTTGAAATTGAACAAATGATAGCTAATGTTGAATATAATATTAAAGATGATTCATATAAATTAAAAGAATCTGATAAAAAAGAAATTGCTAGAGATATGCAACAGTTAAGAGACTGGTTAAATGATATTGAGTATAATGAAAGAAAAGAAAAAGATTATAAGGAACTGCTTGTTAGAATAAAAAAAAGATATGGAACATTAATTTTAAGATCAAATAGAGATAGAGATAATAAAATCAAAGATGCTGCAGATAATTCTCAAAGCACGGCAACTACAATCTTTGGAAAAGATGAAGATGATATTGAAATAAGTAATAAAATTTTTGAACAAATTGAAAAAGAAGAATTTGGATTTGATGATGATGAGGATATTGCTGAAATAAGAAATTTAAGAGATACAATTATTGAACATTGTGATAATATTAATGATATTATTAATGATCGAAATACAAATATTTCTAATGATCACTCTCAACAACTTAAAAATATTATGAATGATACTCTATTACAAGTTCATGTAAAAGAAAAAATTACAAAAAATGAATATGAGGATATGATTAAAGAAATCAATTCTGCGTGTGATAAAATTATGGATTTATATTCAGGCGATAAAATGTTTAATAAAAGTATCTTAGAACAAGAAATAAAAAATGATAAAACTGAACTTGAATATACATGCTTGACTATAATATCTCTTATTGATTGTGATAATATTGCACTTGAAAAAAAAGAACTTAGTCAGTTAAGCGAAGAAGTTAATAAAAATTTAGAATGGATATTAGGAGAAGAAGTAAAAGAAAAACTTGCAACAAAAAAAAATGAAGAATATTTAATTGATGAAAATGAAGTAACAAATAGATTAAATAATCTAAATAAAATATGTAATAATTATTATGAATGCACTCATAATTTACATATGAACAAAAAACAACAGCTGTTCTCTGATGGAGATGCTATTAATCTTAAAGATACATCACCATCTGATAATATTGATACAGAGATGCTAAATATGATTAAAGATAATAAGAATCCATCTGATAATATTGATACAGAGATGCTAAATATGATTAAAGATAAAGATAATATTAATGATGAAATATCTGAAAAAGATTTAGATAATTATACAAATAAAGAAACAAATATAATTAATAATAAAATTAAAACAGATAGTGACAGTGATTC